GGAATCCAAAATCTTTCTCCAGGATATCCCTCAATACCAACGATTATATATTGTGCTCCAGGCACAGCTGGTTTTGCGCCAATAGATGAAGGTCCTACAAGAGGATCGCCAAGATTTGGTTCCGATTCTCCTACACTCAAATAACGATATCTATCAGATGTTAATCCCGATAGAGGTACTGTTTTGGAACGACCAGAAATATATTTTGCCATATCATTTAAGTTGTGCTATTTTCCAGAATACTCATAACAAGTTCTAATTGGAGTGGAGCAACTTGTCCTCCACTAAGATAAGTATGTTCGATACCTGCAACAACACCAGAATTGGTGGTAAATGTGAGTGATGTTCCAACAGAACCATCTATACTATCAACAACGAATGATTGTTGTGGTGCTGGGAATATTGATGTTGTAAGTCCGCCAGTATATGAATTACAGGTGAATGCTAATCCACTCATAGTTACTTCATCACCAACATCGAATCCATGAGCCGATGAGGTAACTATAGTTGTGATACCAGTAACATTATCGTACTGTGCCGTACTTACAGCAACTATTCCGCTTTGAGTTCCTTGAATAACGACAGAATCTTTAATGAGTGCGGTTCTTTCTAATACCAATCTACCATCAATAATTATCAAAGAATCATTAGGAGGAATCTCTGCATCTTTGATGACTCTTATATTTCTCGTATTTCCAGAAGTTTTAGATGCCGTACTTTCTCTTCTGTGAGTGAAAGTTACCGTTGGATATGTATTAACACCAACGTTTGCTACGGATGCATAAAGAATAATAGAAGAAACTCCAGTAGGAGCAGTATAAACAGTCTGTTCTCCAGGTGCCACTGGAACTGCGAGGGTGATAAATTTATTAAGTGGTGCTACTGCCATATTATCTCAATGCAAGTATGAGTGGTGTGACTTCTGCTTGGATTGCTTTACTAAAATCTCTTCCTCGAACTGTTGATGTTGTTTGATCAACCTGAATTCCAGCACCAATATCAAAATTACCTTTTTGATCTGTGGATGTGAATGGGATTTGTGCTCCGTCAAGAGCAACAACTTCATTCTCTTTAATTGGAAGAGCACCCCTAAAGGGTAACGCAGTATTTATACTTGTACCCGTACCAACATACTCGAAAGAATGTGAACTGGTAAGAATGCGACTAATTCTCTTGAGAACAAAAGAATCGCCAGAGAATACTTCATATGGAATGAATTCATTAAAGGTAATTGTTGTAATGCCAACAGGTGTTACTTCTGTTGCTTCAGAAACAGTGAAATAAATTGGAGTCATTTTTGCTGTCGCAAGACTGGTATTGCCATCAATGTCAACAACAATATTTTGAGTTGGCAAATAATTTCTACCAGAATTAATAACATCAATTGCCTCAATAACTCCGTTAGCATTCACTGTTACCGAAGCTTCTGCCACGATACCTTGTGGTCCTTTTGGAGGAACTGTTCCGTCAGCATCTCTAATAACTACCGATGGTGGATTTATAGGAGAATATCCACTAGGAGAACCTATTACAGTGATACTATCAAGTTCTTGTAATGGTTCTGTAAGTTCTGCAAATGCAAATGCATCGGGATAATTTGCCTGCCCCACATTACTAATTTTAAAGAATAATGCCTGACCATCAAAAGGTCTTTGTGGAATATTATTTACATCTGTAACTCCAGTTCCAACAATAGAATCTGAATCATCTCCTGGTGTTAAATCATTCAGTACAGTGCCAGTATATTCCGTTCTTCCGAGTCCAACGGCATAAAGTCCATAATTTCCAAAAGATGAGTTTGAGTTAGTAAGGTCACATGACCCGCCAGTATCACAATAGATTGCCTTATCACAGTTAATGGTGAAAATAGAAACTAATTGTGCATATCCATTATTTGTAATAGAAACGCCAATACCGTTCTCATTATATTGTGTGAAAGAATCACATACCATACTTTTTAAATCGGCACCAGGAATGTTTGTTCCTGTGAAATCTGCCGATGCATGATCACCATTGATCTTCATACCAATACTACCAGTCATAAAGTTGGTACAGTTGCGAATGTATGGAGATCTCCATCTTCCACTAGAACCTTCATTTGCTGGACCAAGAGCAATATATCCAGTTGCTGCCTGATCTGCAACTTCTGTTGATGGAAAAGCAACAGCACCACATCCAGTATGAGAAACACCAACAGTTTCTCCAGCAAAATTTAAATTCTCAATCAAACAACCTCTTCTTACATGGAAAACATCTTTAGTTACATTTTGTGGTTGAATTGTAACCAATCTGATATCTTCACCTGTTACTGATACATCGGTTCTTAAACCAATAGGATTATTTTCTATGTAACGACCAGGACGAATTTTAATTGTATCTCCCTCTTGTGCTATTGCCGCAGCAGCGCCGATAGTAGCTTTTGCATCACCTTCTAATAATCCACTATTAGTATCATCTCCATTTTTGGAAACCCAAATGGTGTTCTGTGTTTCTACACCAGAAGGTCTCCATGATACCCCAGTTCCAACAGATGCTAATCGATAATCTTTTCCAGCAACACCAGTTAAATTGTTAATATCAATTAAGGAAGATTCAAGTTCTAGTGTTGATTCTAATTTAGTATCTCCACCAACAAATAACTTTTTAACAATTCCAACACCACCATCTATTTGTACTGATGCATTAGTAGTGCTTGTTGCTTCTGTAACATCGTTGAAAGTTGTTAATCCATCAACATCTAGAGTATCATTAAGTGTTGTTCCACCATCAACATCTAGAGTGCTATTAAGTGTTGTGGCACCATCAACATCTAGAGTATCATTAAGTGTTGTGGCACCATCAACATCTAGAGTGCTATTAAGTGTTGTGGCACCATCAACATCTAGAGTGCTATTAAGTGTTGTGGCATCACTAACATTTAGTGTTCCATTAACATCTAATGTAAATAATGGATTATCAGTATTAATACCAACATCTGAACGTCTATAAATGTTGCCAGAATTAGTATATCCCCACAAATCTTGAGATTGAATATCTGCAATAAATCCTGGATTACTTGGATTTAGTATTGGAATTATGGTATCAGTTCCTAAACCAAGACTATTAATCTGAGTAAAGTTTAATACAGTAACAGATTGTGCCGCACCGACAGTAGGAATATAAACTCCTTCATCCTGAACATAAATTCCTTCTGTAAATGATGGAGTTACTTCAGTCCATCTAATTCCATATTCATCTCTTTGCAGATAACCACCATTGGATCCATGATATCCAACAGAATCATAAATGTTTCTTTTAATTCCTATTGTTTCTACTTCTAAACTCAATTTACCTTGAGTAGAATCATTAAGAGAACTGATTCCAACGCCAGGACTTATGGTTCCTATACCAACAGTTCCAAGTCCGGTGATTACAAATGTATTTTCTTCTTCACTATTAAAATGAAACTTCTGCTGTGGATCTGCGGCAAATATGCCAATATTCCCTGTTCTTGTATCAATATTCAGTGCGGATCCACCGACACCAACATCCAGTCTTGTTCTTATTAATGCAGTGTCTGTATCAAGGTGTCCATCGATGGTAATATCTTTTTCAAATTTGGCGTCATCTTTAAACAAAGACTTGCCATTAACAGTTAAATCTTTTTTAATTATTACACTACCCTCAATATCCAAAAAACCATAAAGGTAAACATTTTCAAATACGGAATTACCAGATTGTGGAATTGGATTTTGTATTACCATGGTTTTATACTATACCTGAAAGTCCTGAAAGTCCTTTGACTAGATCACTAACGTATGAATTTTGAAATGCAAGGAAAACATTGCTGGTTTTTAATAGATCACCAATATTTCCACCTTTTGCATTTATATTTACCTCTTCGCCATTTATAGTAACCTCCGAAGTTCTTCCTTCTTCCTCAAAACCTATTCGTATTCTTCTTCCTTGCAATACTAACTGATCAGCAGCATCAATTACTATATTTTGACCTTTAACTCTAATCCATCCTGCCTCGGAATTTATATTTACATTTCCTTTATGAGCGATTAAAGCATAGCTATCTTGCTCATTAGAATTTTTTATTCCACACTCAACCTGTAAGGACTTTTCCGCATAATGTCTGGAGAGACCACTTTCGTATAATCCTTGATTATATTTGTCACCAGAACTGTTAATTGATTGTAATGTATAAGCAGTTCTTCCAGGAGTACCGACCTCATTAGATCCTGTTTCTAGAAACAGTTGAGGTCCAAATATATCATAACATCTTCCTTCTTGACTCATGATACACAATCAATAACTTGTACTACTTCCTGTTGCGATTTACGTCTCGTTCTCATTATAGGTCTTATCACAGCACCGTATCCAGTTACAGTATTAATATTTATCTCTGGTAGTTCAGTATAAGGTTTTTGCGAAATAACTTCTACGGAGGTAATACTTCCATCCTCAATGACTAATTTTAGATCATCGGCAGTGATAACATCATCATCGGCATATCCAGAACCAGGATTTTCTACAATAATATCATCGATGAATGTATCATTATTTGTTTGATATTCATCTGCTGGATATGCTTCTCCTTCACTTATAATAATGACTGATGTTACCTTTCCATAATCGGGAGAATTTGGATTTGTTCCAATAACTGCTCTACCATAGGCACCATACCCTTGATCACATCCATCAGAGAATGCAACTAATGGAGCATCTTTATAACGTCCACCAGGATTTGTTATATCAACACCAATAATACTTCCAGTTTTCCTTATGTCTCCAAAGATATTTTCACTATCCAAATTATCTACAAATTTGCCAAGAAGAACATTACCAGCAGCACCGAAACCACCTCCACCAAAGAATTCTACCTTTGGTGCTCCACACTTGAACACATTTCCAGTATTACATGGTTCTACATTTACGTCGGCAAGAGTAGTTTTATCTCCAAAGAGATCCCACTGACCATACTCCTTCTCAAAATCACTGATCAGATTAGCAGTTCCTGATGACAGACGATAATCAAGTGCCTTATCTGCTTTATCGAGTGCCTTTGAGAATGAATCTTGCTCTTTACGTTCAGAATTTCCTGGTTTGTTTCCAGAGTCAATTTTCCATTCTGTTGATGCAGGGCACTCCTTCTTCTCACCACACTTAAATAGATTTTGTATCTTGCGTATAACCTGAATTGCAGACTTTACGGCATCTCTAATATTAAAGACAAACCCAAGAACTTTTTGGATTGGATTGAGAAGAGGTCCAATACTAGAATCAATCAGAGATGTAATTTTGTTAATAAATGCTCCAATAAATTGCTCAATAGCACATCTTGGCGTATTGATAACATTTTTAACCATTCCCGTGATTAAGTCACGTATTGTATTTGTTAATGCATCCGAAATATTCGCAACTAGACATTTTAATCCTGCAAACAATGCACTAACTGGTGCTATTAAATCACCTTGCTCTTTAACAATCTTTGCTATTGGATTATCTAATACAGTATCAAATATAAATTTGGCAAGGTCTTCAAGACCTGTTTTAATTAACTTTTCTAATTTTTTTGATATGGCACTTGTGATCTTTCCTACCAACTGTTTTGCAAGTGTTCCAACTTGCCCTACAATAATATTAATCTCTTCATTTAAGTTTCCAACAAACTTACCAGCCTTTGTAATTACCTTAAAGAACTTATCTAATTTTGCTTCCAGTTCTGCGAAGAAATTATCTTTACAAGGATCGGCAAGAATTATTCTACTTCCAGATGTTAATGATGCAGGATCAACATCCTGTAATCTTTTATTAATTGCAACGGCACGTTGTTCTAGTGCAAGTTGTTCTTTGAGAGAAAGTTTGTCTAACTCTTCCTTCGTTAATTCCTTACAGGTTATTTGACCTGGATAAGTATCTTTTACCGCCTTTAATAGAACTTTTGATGAATCGGTCAATAATTGCGAGGGAATCTTTGCTACTTCACACCAATATTCTACCTGTTTGCTATCTAATTGTGCTGGAGCTTCTGCCATCTAATCTACCTCCTCGTGATGATATTTATCCGCCACCCAAGAGCGATCCTGGTTGCTCTACTTTTCCGCCAGGAATTCCATCTGGATTGGGAGTAAACACCCAACCATTTGATTCAAATTGCTGAAGTTGTTCTGCCGTAGGAGTATCATTAACTGCTGTTCCATACTGACTGAGATTGTCCGTCCTATTAAGAAGCATTTCTGTTGATTGACTCGAATTTTGTCCGTAAATTTTTGGAGTGGTGTCTGCGAGAGCTTTCTGATGTGCCGCCTCTAATTCTTCATTTGACAATGTTCCATCATCAACAACTCCCTCTACTTCATCCCATAATGGTTCTGAACGCTCTTTAACTTGTGCTGGTGTATCTGGATCTATTCCTATTTTTTTCAGTTCCTCTTTGGGAACTTCTCTTTTCTGATTTTGATCAACACTCTCTGGTCTCAGTTGTGGTGTTGATACTCCACTTTGACCTGTAAATTCTTGTCTTTCTACTAAACCAGGTTTTGTGGATGGGGATGAATTCGTAAATCCACTTATAGGATCAAATTTAGAAAAAGTTTTGGTATACTTAATAGCAGATGTTCTTCCAAGAGCGCCAGCAATTACTGGAGTTCCTTGAAAATGGGAACCAACAACAATATCTCCCTGTGAATATCTGACAGTCCTAGACCTACCACCTCCACCAGTTCCATCAGAGGGTCCCAATAGACACAGTGCCGTCGTCAGATTATCATCACTAATTTGATTGTCATTAGAATCTTCGCCAATCTTACGAACCTTATATCTCCATCCCCATCCAAATCCTGCAACTTGGTATTTTTGATTATCAAAAGAGACAATCTGCCCCATCCAAATTCCCGGAATATCTTTTGATAGGTTTCCCAGAGATTCAAACATTATGCTTTGTTTTTATTAGTATATAGTCCATATGAGTCACGAACCAGTGTCATTGATGTAAATGATCTCAAGGCATCGGTGTGATGACACAAGTTGCATATGAGATACTTTCCACTTGTTGTAGGGTCACTCGATCCCTGATCTTTTTTATCTTGTGTAACCATCTCAAATCTACAGTTAATAGTATCACCCGCAGACAGTTGTGGATTAAATGGAACCTGTATCTGAATAATTTGAGAGAATAGTGTATTATATCTCATTTTTGATTTTGCCTGCCATTCTTTTGGATTATTGTTAGTCTGAATACTCACACCAGCGTCCAAGCTACCAATATCCAAGAAATGGAAGTGTGTTGGTAGTGCATCTGCCGTTGGAACTTCTAGTGTTTTTCCAAGTGATGTTTCCAATTCACCCAATTGATAAATCTGATGCTCGACAGTGTATAGAACAGGATCAAAGAATATATTATTGCTTCTCAATCCACCAGACATTGCCAACTTTGAGTTGTCATCCGACTTAATTGTTGACTTCAGTGCAATCTTAAAGGTATTTTCATCAGTCTCTACACCAGATTTTAAAACGTCAGTCTTAAAATATTCTACAGGATAAGGATCTTGTTTGATCATATCACTAATGGATCTGAAATTAAGACCTCTTTGTGTCTCAAAGAAAAAGTATCCAGGATCTCCATTAACTGGTATTGATTGTCTTGCAACATCACACATTAATTTAAAGAATGTGCGATTCTTGCCAGTAAAGGCGAAAGAATTTTTTGTAGGATCAATAATTACATTTTGATCGCCAAAATAATCTTTGATTAATTTTTGTACGCTATTTCCAATATTTCCAGTATATTTTTTCTGAACTGGTACTTTACTTCTTCTTGCGGTTGGTGAAACTAATCTGACAACCATTCCCTGACGATTTGACTCATCGGCTGGTGTAATTTTTCCATCATACACAAAAGGTTTTCTAGTAAAGTCCAGAGAACCCATTCCAGTTGGAGATGTAATCTTACAAGAAACTGTCACATCACCAGTCAAAGGAAGTGCAGATTCTAATGTTCCATATCTGTTTTGCTTATCATATCCCGAACGTGCAGATCCACCAACATCCATAATAGACAATACGGCAGTTGTATTGGGAGAAAGAATACTCTCATAATAATCAAAAGAAGTTACTCTGGCACCATAAGGATCTGAACCAGTGATGTCTATAACATTACCATTCTTTTCTAACTCAAAGACTTCATATGCCGATGCTGCTGCTGAGTTTGCCATTTATGTTATGCTCTCCATCCTGATGGTACTCTTGGTTTTGATGGTGCTGGACTTGATGATGCGGTTTCAATAGGAACAGGATATGGGAATGGAACAAAAGTTTCCACTGGTTGCACTGCATAAACAAAGAGTGATTGGTTTCCACCTTTATTAGAGGTATTTAATATATTTCTATTATCATTTTTTCCTCCACCAGGACCATTTATTCTGGGTTTATTAGTTCCGGAACTAAATGTTGGATCAACGTGCGAAACTATATTTTTCCAACGAGAATAACCAGATCCACCATAAGGACCACCTGGCGGGAAGAAATCAACACTCATGTGTGTACCTGTTATACTTCCTCTTTGTTTCAAAGGATCGTTTAATGTTCCCATTCTACCAAGAACATCACCCCTTTTAACTATTGTTCCTGGTTTGGGGAAATTCTGATCGGGGAAGTGTGCATATAAAGCATCAAAATCGTCTCCAGTATCAGGATCTTTATGGCGTATAATCACAAAGTTTCCATATCCTCTGCCAGTGGAAGGATTAAATTGATGATTGGTTCCGACTGGATCTGCAACCACCACACCATCAAAAAGTGACCTAACATTTACACCGGCGGGGGTAAAATCAACACCAGGTTCTCCAGTTGCATCTATAGTGACACCTGAAGGAACAGTAAGAGGAGACGATGGACCAGAACCATTTACTCCACTTTGATTACTAGTATATAAAATTCCACCGTAAGGAGTTGTTACAGACAAATTACTCCATTCTTTAAATTTCTTTGACATTTCTACAAATGCCAACATATTCTCTTCTTCTTTTTTAGAATACTCATCAATTTTATCAACGGATTTGGAAAATCCGTTGAATCCAGATTCCATTCCTCTTTCTGCATATTTTAGAGGACCACTTTTTCTTGGAGTATATGTGGGTGATGTATTAGGTTTATTGTCAATCGTCCCACCCTGAGCACGTTCTTGTACTTTTGGTATTGACCCACCAAGAGGACCACCAGTTCCAGATGGTGATTCTGGTTTTGTAGATTTTGACTTTTCTAAATCTGATTTTATTTTTTCATATTCTGCTTTTTTACTATTAATTTCTTCAGATGCTTTTTTTAGTTTTTTACTTTCTTTGGCAATGGTTTCAGATTCAGATTTTAATTTTTCTTCATCTATATTAGTTGTTGTAAGATCTATTAAAAACTCAACACCTTTTACTAAAGTATCTAATATTCCCATAAATGATTTAAAAAATCCACTATTTAAAAACTCATCAATTTTTGCCATAATTTGTGGAAGATTTTGAACTAAGATTCCAAGTCCAATAAGTCCAATAAATTCCAATACTCTGTCAAAAATACCTCTTACTGGAGTCATTACGGCACCGGCAATTCTAGAAAAACCAGAACCAATACCAAGTCCTTTACCTTCAATACGAGATTCTTCTTGTCTTAATTCTTTTTGTTTCTCAAGTTTTGTAAATAAACTTTTTTTATCTCCTCTAAGTTTATTTAATTCTTTATTTGAACGAATCAAATAACTGTTAATGTTGGTAACGTTTAGTTTAAGTTGATTTACTTGAGTTTCCATATCTTATCACCCGTATAATTGTATTCCATACCATTCTGGGGATATATCCATCCAAGGATTTGTAAAATCAACAGGGGATACTAGAGGAACATCAGTTGCCACATTTTGCATTTGAGGCATTTGTGGTGGTTTAGATTTTTGTGTTGGAAGAACCATAGGTAAGAAGGTCATTCCACCAGAACTAGATGGAACCGATGAAACAACTTTCGAAACTTTTGGTGAAGATGAAATTTTTTGACTTCTTGATAGAATTCCTCCAGGTCCAGGGCCCGTCACTGGTATATGAGAATATGGACTTGTAGGATTATATGGTTTCTGAGGATTTGGATTCAATGGATTACCAGATGAAGACATTTGACTTCTTTTCTTTAAAATATCTTCTTTTAAATATTTGTCAAAATCTTCTATAACTTTCTCAAACTCATTAGACCTGTCCAACATAGATTCATTAACCGAAAGAAGTTTTAAGATTGCCTTAGAGAAAGTAACCCACAATCTTCCAGCATTATCGTTAATATCTTTCAGAAGAGGTCTGAACAACATCGCAGAAGTTGCTCTGATGATTTCCTCACCAGGAGCAAGAAGTGCTTTTACACTATCAACCATCATGGAACCTGCTCCACGAACGGTTCCAGTCAAACGCTCCCAGAAAGTTCCACCATCAGCATATCCACGAACAGAACCTCCATCAGAGAACTTCTGTATTGTGGTTGGGTTGAAATTATAAGATACATTTGGTATTGTTCCACCAGTGCTGTACATACTACCTGGTGCTCTAAAATCAAATCCTGTCGATGCTGGTCCTCTTTGAACTTGACCTTTAAAAATAGATGCTCCCAATTTTTGATACCAAGGAGCATCTTCACTCTCTAAGGTTTTTTCTGCTTCTTTTAAATCTTTTTCATAAAAAGGTTTAATTCTTTCTTGTTCTTTTATCCTAGCAATTCCACCAACAAAAACAGCTAGAGGAACGAGAAATAATGGATTGGTTAAAATTGCAGCAATAGTTGTAAAAGTTCCTGCAAGACCTGCAAGTGTTGATGCCAATTGTATCCCAACCAGTGCTCCTAATATTTCTTTCCAATATTTTCCAACAAAGTTAAATATCCTATCTAACTTCTGTCTATTTTCTTCTTTTTGTAACCAATCAAATGCAACGTTTAATACAACGCCTGTTAATATTAAACTGAAAAATTCTTTAATTTTATCAAATATACTTTTTACTGGAGTAAAAACTTTATCAGAAATTCCCTTAGCAACACCACCAATTTTTTTAACTGCTTCTACAGACTTTTCTCTTAGTGCAAACTTTCTTTTTGACTCCGATTCCTTTACCTTTTTAAGAGTTTCCTTTTCTTCTGCGATTCTATTGGCAAAATCCAAAGACAGTTGCTTCTGAATCTCTACAAGAATTCTGTTTGTTTCCGCAAGTGACTGTTCTACCGAAACAGAAGATGCTTCTGTTTTCAGATTCTCGGCAGAAATTTTAGGTTTTAAGAAACTAAATCTGGTTTTTCCTAATTTTGGAGCAGCAGCAGTAGTCGCAGCAGCACCACGCAATACCGAAGAAGATACAGTCTTCTTACCAAGTTTCGGTATTGATGGTGCTCTGTAAACCTGATTAATGTCCACTCTGCTGCGCCTTTAGATTTTCCTCTTCAATATACTGTTCAAGTAAAGAGAGATATACTTCTCTCTCCCAAGGAATCATATTCTCAAGTTCTGTCAAAGAGTATTTATGATGTTGCATCAAGGCAAAATTAACCTTATAGTATGACTCAAGGTTAGTATGAGCCATACCTAACTGAAAAAACTTGCGAGTCCCTCCAGAACAACTTCAGATTGTTTCTTAGTATTTGGATTCTTTACTTTAATTGTATGGGAAAGTTTAGGCATCGTTGTAAAGAAAGTCTCAATCTCTTTAAACTGTTTGGTATTCAGTTGCTCTACAAACTCTTCCAGTTCTTTCTTGGTGCAGTCAGAAGCATTCCAACTTTCCTCAGAATCATAAACCATCTCAATACAAGATGTGATCATAGAAAGAGACTTGTTGACATCACTCACATCTTCATTGGTCTCAAAATTATTCTCAACAAACTGATCCAGTGATGGATACTTAAGTTTCATGGAAAGAACATCATCCAGTTTGATAATGTTCTTGTGGTTCTTATCCTTCTGAACCTTGATTTCATCAATATCAATTTCCATCTGAACGGTTGTTTCTCCGTCATCTGGGCAGGTGATATTTACTTCTACGGTTTCACCGACTGATCTTGCACGAATATTCAGAAACAAGTATTCAATATCAAAGGTAGCGAGATCTGAAACCTTAACACCTTTTGTTTGAATGCAGTCGGTCAAGATCTGAACAATTGCACTTGTAATCTGCTTCATGTCTTCAGATTCTAGTGCCATAATCAGAATTTTTTCTTCTCTGACTAAGAAAGGACGGTATCTAATCTTCTTTCCGTTTGATGGCAGTTCCAACTCATATGTCGGGGTATTAATCTTTGGTAAAGGCATAATGACCTATAGAATTTCAGTTGTGATTATTTATTTTAAATCTCAGATAGTTTTTTTCTGATAACAACATAACGATCATAATTAAAAGTAACGGTAACCTTTAATAAATCTGCAGATCCATAAGATACTGGAATAGAAGTTAATCCTTTTGGGAATGCGTTCATAAAAATATAGGAAAGTGAATCTTCATAGTCTCGTTCAAATTTAACTATAGACATTTGACTGGTTTTGTATTGATCAGGATATTTAAACCTCTTAAAATATCCAGGAGTAAATGCATTTCCACTTTGAGTATTCTGAAACTTCTCCTCACCGCCAGAAATAAAATCCATCCATAGTTCAAAGTATCTCAATACATCATAATTAGAATCAACATAAAATGTTAAATCAAGATCAGTATATAATCGAGTATGAGCAAATTCTTGCGTTACTCCTAAAATATTATCTTTTACTTCTGCTGTAGCATATGAAGATACTGGAAGGGTTGCTTCTACACAATAAAATCCAAGATTTGGACCAAACTCTTCAATAGAATAATAATCAAACTCATGTTGATGATATTTTTTAATATACTCCGATATTGTTTGTTCTATCGGAAGTCGCACAAGATAATGATTAGTAAGAGCAAGATTTCCAATCTTATCTCTTACTTGACTCATATTGACTTTAAATCTATCAATTGATTTATTTACTTTTGGTCTTTGTGGAGGTGTATTTCTTGGTGGTCCCTGAGAGATATTAGGAGTAACAGTCCCCCTTTGATTTACAGGTCTATCATAAACACTATTGCCAGACAGGATGAGTTTAGATCTTGGCGATAACTTATCAAATCCAGGAATCTTTTTTGTGTCTCTTGCCACTCTAAATACCTTATACTAGTCTTACATTATTAAGTATTTAGATGTCATATAAGGGAAAATACCAACCTTCATATCCAAAAAAATACAAAGGTGATCCAACAAATATAATCTATCGTTCTCTCTGGGAGCGAAGATTTATGATTTATTGTGATACCAATGAGAAGATTTTAGAATGGGGAAGTGAGGAAATCATCGTCCCATATCGGTCTCCAATTGATAATCGCTACCACAGATACTTCCCAGATTTTTATATCAAGGTGAAGGATAAGAATGGTAAGATTAAAAAAATGATTATTGAGATTAAACCATATAAGCAGTGTATAGAACCCAAAGTCCAAAAAAGAAAGACAAAGGGTTATATCTATGAAGTCGTTGAGTATGCCAAAAACCAGGCAAAATGGGAAGCTGCAAAAGAATGGTGTTTAGATCGTGGTTATGAGTTTAAGGTTCTTACAGAAAACGAACTCGGTATTAAGTAATGCCAAGAAAAACTCTAAAACAAAGAAGAGAACAATATCCAACAGACGATAATGAAAATCGTGTGCGTGGTATCATTGATAGTTTAATTGGAGTGGAAAATTCTGATGATAAAATGGAAGCACTTATC